AAGGTCGATATCTGACTGATTTCTTTGTCGAGGGAAGCGTTAACTCATACTCAGGAGTTGCAATCTTTGGTAAAGGCATAATGAGTTGATAAAAATCTCAGGTGTTCTATTTATTATCAAATACGAGGGGGTAGTGTAGGTGGAGGTGGTGCGCCAGGAATCGTTCCCTCAGACCCTGGAGTCCCAAGATCCGGGGGTTGTGGTGCACCAGGAATCGTTGGTCCTGGAATAGGTCTTGGAATAGATATCCCATTAGGTGACCTGAACCCCTTCCTTTCCTTCACATATCTCAAATAAGTCATAGACACCGTGTATTTCAGAAGATCACTAGGTCCATAAGATACTGGTTGTTGAATAATATTTGTTGGGAAGGAATCTACAAAAGTATAGTGTAAGTAGGTAGATTTTTCTGGAGGAGTTTGATATCTAACATCATCTGCGGTAAACAATTCCTGATCATGTTCATCTTTCTCAAACTTAGTGATATATGTATTTGATTTATATGTGTTAGGGTAATTCATCCTATAGAATTCATTTCCAGATTTGTATGTTTCTGGATTAAATTGTCTAGTAATAAAGTCCATCCACCCATCAAAGAACTGCATTACATCATAATCTCTATTCACCATAAATGTAAAATCAGTAGTTTGATCATACATTCTTCTATAAGCGTTTCTCTCAGTCACACCATGATAATCATTACTCATCTCGTGAGTCATCAAACTATTTCCAGGTAGTGATGCATCCATGCAAGCCAGATCCAACTCAATTCCTTGTGGTCCGTTATAATTGAAATTTCTAAATTCTCTCAAATATTCTGATACCGGTGTAGGTGGTTGCATCTTCACCATGTAGACGGAAGTCTGAGCGGTATGAAGTATCCTACTTTTTAAGTCACTGGTTTTTGCATAATTAGGAGAATAACCGTTATCCCTAGCCATCTAACTATAAATACACTTACTGATATAACTATGTATATGAGATGCCTAGAGATAGTAAGTGGCACCAAGGAAGATTTCATCCCCAACACCCAAACAAATATCTAGGAGATACCAATAATATTGTGTATAGAAGTTCATGGGAACTTCACTTTCTCCAGTGGTGTGATAGGAATGATAATGTTATAGAATATGCCTCTGAGGAGTTCAGTATTCCATACTTATCACCTAAAGATAATAGACCTCATAGGTATTATCCTGATGGTTTTGTGAAGATTAGACACAAAAATGGCGAAGTGAAAAGATATGTTGTAGAAATCAAACCTCTTAGACAAACTCAAGAACCAAAAAAACCTTCTAGGATGACAAAAACTTATATCAATGAAGTCACAACTTATGCTGTGAATATAGCCAAGTGGAAGGCAGCTGAAGAGTTCTGTTTAGATAATGGATTAGAGTTCAAAGTTCTCACAGAAAATGACTTAGGTATCAAACCTTATGGATCAAGAACAAGAAAAGTATCTAAAAAGCGACACAGATAGAACTGAGTCACTTATTGATGATATTGGTATGTTGGGAACAACTGATCCTGATGATATGATGATGAAAATCATTGAAACTCTAACTGAAATTGATGTTGTTCCATTACCTGGTAGATACTACACCTTCATATATAAACCAATAACACCAAGAATTGAATATGATGAATATCCACTGATTGCTTGTATTGATCTCTTTCCTTGGGGATTCCGTGGTGTCAATTATCACTGGGGAGATTTTAGAAACTACAGGTGGACTGAAGTGGTTGGAAATCTTCATGTATTATATCCCATGGAGTTGGAAGATATGAGAAGTATTCCATATCAAAAAATCAGACTAAATACTTAAAAATTACCATAGTGTAATTCTATAATGGCTATTATTCAACAAACCAGAATATGGAATGGTATCAATACCAGAATAGATACCAATACGGAAACTGGTGCAACCTACGTTTATTCACCAAGTGTGTCAGGTGATGTTCTTTTGTTTACCAGTGAAGGAAAGGGTAGAGATTGGGAAGTTGCAAATCCACGAAACGTAACAAACCTATTCAACCTCAAAAACGATAGGGAATCTTCACAACAAGAAGTTACAGATGCATTTCAATCAGAAGGATATAAAGTATTTGACAACGATAGAGCAGCAACTTTAAATAATCCAGATAATTATTCTTCACCACAAGAAGCAAAATCTCGTCAAAAAGCATTTGCTGAAAATAAACTACCTGGAGTAAAAGATCCAGATACAGGAATATCAGCTAATTCTGAAGGAGAGGTTCCAGAAAACGATACGGAAGGAGAAGAATCTGAAACTTTAGATGATGGATCAGGAAATCTCGAAGATGCTGATGAAAATCCAAATGTGGTTAATGATGATAGGGCTCCAGGTGGATCTAAAAGTCTGAGTAGTCCAACAGCAGCAGCACTGAGATTCCCCTTTGATCCAGGCCCTAGAGAAGGTATTGATTACATATCAATCACACCTTTTTCATATGATGCCACGGGAGGTTCTAACAATGCTCTCATAAATTCTGGTTTTGGTGAGAAAACTGGTGCTCAGATTCTACTTCCAATGCAACCAGCATTAGGTGAGATGAGAGGAATAAATTGGAACAAAGATAAGATGGACTTCTTGGGTCAAGCCGTCGTTGCTGCCGGGACGAAGGGAATGGACGCTGCAGCTGCAGCATTTAAGGGTGATGTTGAAGGTGCCGAGAAATCCATCCGTGAAGCTGGTACTAGTGCTAGTGGTGATATAAAAGAAGCAGCAAGTGATCCACTGATGTCATCCTTCATAAAATCATACATGGCTCAAAAGGTTATAGGATCAAATATATTTGCAAGAGAGTCTGGAGCTGTTGTGAATCCCAATCTAGAACTCTTGTTTGAAGGTCCAGAGTTGAGGTCTTTCCAATTTGCATGGAAACTTACTCCAAGAGATAGATTAGAAACAAATATCATCAGAGCTATAATTAAGATTCTTAAAAAGACCTCAGCTCCAAAAGGAAAACAAGGACAAATTTTCCTAAAAACACCAGACATTTACAAATTAGAATACGTCCACCGCGGTGGACAACATCCATTTATGAATAAATTCAAGCCATGTGCATTGACAGCAATGTCGGTTGATTATACTCCAGATGGTTCATACATGACTTATGGTGAAGATGCTGGTATGACTTCATATGGACTCAACTTATCATTCACTGAAATTATGCCTCTCTACGATACTGATTATAACAATTTCTCTGCCGATATGGGATTCTAAAAATGGCTCAAAACTACTTCAGATACGTTCCAAACTTTGATTATATTAGTCGTTTACCCAATGAAAATTCCTTTGGTGACTATACAGAAGTAAAGAATCTCTTCAAGAGAGTCAAACTTCGTCCTGAAATTTTTAGTGATGGGACATACTTTCAACGATATCAAGTTATTGATGGAGAAAGGCCAGATTTTATCGCAAATAAAATCTATGGTGATTCTAAGTATGACTGGGTAGTATTATTATCCAACAATATTATCAATTGGGAAACAGAGTGGCCTCTCAGCAATAGTAGTTTTTATAACTACACAGTATCAAAGTATGGGTCAGAAGAGAAGGTATATGGAACTCATCACTATGAAACTCGTGAGGTGAAGAACTATGCAAATAAAGTTGTTTGTCCCAAAGGTTTAGAAGTTCCCCAAAACTTCTCATTTGTATTCTTTGATCCCAATACAAAAGAGGAAAGAATTGCAACTCAAATCACTGATGAAATAACAAATTACATGTATGAAGAGAGACTACAAGATCAAAAAAGACAGATCTATGTTCTAAAAACCAAATACCTTCCTATGGTTATTGATGATATGGAAAATCTACTTCCATATAAGGAAGGAAGTTCTCAGTATGTCTCCAGAATGTTGGTAAAAGGTGAAGATTCTAGGTTGTACTCCTAAATAACTCTATACGTCTCATGTGAGTCTTATTATGGAACTATCACCACAAGTTTATTGTAAGGTTGATTTTGTTCATTTTTTAGAATCAAGATCTGAAAGAAAGTACGATATAATCATACCTTTAGATCACGCTAAACCCAAAGATATCGGTAAAATTCCTGATTTTAAGGGTGGTAATTCATATGTAAGTTCACGTGCAACTGGTGCTGATGGTAGAGAAAGAGTTCATCAAGATAAAGCAGCTGAAATTATAAAAGGTAAGTTAGAGAAACGTGGTGTGAAAGTGAAAATCATCACACCAGAAGAATTTGGTAATTATGAGGATTATGATAACTTTATTACATCAGAATCCAGAAAGGGAACTAAGGTTATATCCCTTCATTT